AATAATTATAACAGCAATCGGTGTTTTTATTTTAGGCTTTATAATTGGTTTAGCAGTTGGCTCTGAAGACCAAACGAAAATGATACGAAAGGCATTTGAAAAAGAGGGGTATAACTATGAAAAGTTTAACGACGTAATACACAAAGTAGATTAAAGCTAACCTATGAAAGTATTAAATTTATATTCTTGCTTAGGAGGTAATAGGTATAAGTGGAACGAGGTGGTTAGTAATTTAGAGGTTACAGCTGTAGAAATTGACAATGAGTTAGCAAAGATGTATAAAAAACGATTTCCTAACGATATTGTTATTGTAGCTGACGCACACCAATACCTACTAGACCATTATAAAGATTTCGATTTTATATGGAGTTCGCCTCCCTGTCCTACGCACAGTCGGTCTAGGTATGCGAGACACGAAACTACTGAGACTCAATATCCGGACTTAAAACTTTATGAAGAGATAATATTTTTACAGCACTATTTTAAAGGTAAGTATTGCGTCGAAAATGTAACACCTTTTTACGAGCCATTAATACCGGCTAAAAAAAGAGGTAGGCATTTATATTGGACTAACTTTAATTTACCTAATAATTTAAACGAGCGAAAAGGCTCTTTTATGGAGGGTGAAAAAGAAGTCGATAAATGGAATGAGTTTCACGAGATTAATGTTTTTGATTATAAAGGGACTCAAAGAAAAGATAAAATTGCTAGAAACTTAGTAGACTACGAGGCAGGTAGAACGATACTAGAAACAGCTATAGGTATAATTAGACAAAAAGATAACAAACAAATTAAAATGTTTTAAGATATGCAATTAAACGAAAAACAGTTAGAAAAAATTACAGGCGCTATAATTACTAGTTTTGTTAATCTACATTTTCTAGAAGAGATAAAATTATCGAGACTTGTAAAGCACAAAGTAAAAAATAATTTAAACAAAACACTAAACGACTTAATACAAATAGAGCGTAAGTATTTTGACGAGATAGAAAGTATAGACGACGACAATTTAAGTGACAAGTTAGTAGCTAATAAATTAGAGTTTGTGAAGTGGTTATTAAATAATTACTCATACAATGATTTTACTAAGCTACAGGAGGTATGTTTAGCTTACACTACAGACAGAAAAAAAGTAACTGACATAACAGATAGTATTTTAAAAGATAGTGGCGCAGAAGTATTAAATTAAATAATAAATAAAATGAAAGCACAAGTAAAAAAATTAGGAGTTTATAAAACAGATAACGAATACTATAACGTTACTATAAACCAAACAGATTTAGGTAAGTTTGAAAAAAGCGAGGTAAGACATTTAATAGAAATCTTAGACAACGCTATACATTAAGAAAATGAAAGCGACACAAATACATTACCAAAACGGTAAAGACTACGACATTATAGATGTGTGTAAAGATTACGCTCTTAACTTTAACAAGGGTAACGTAATGAAGTATATAGCCAGGTCGTCTCGTAAAGGTAACGAGTTACAAGACTTACGAAAAGCACTAGACTATTTACAGCGAGAAATAATTTACTTAGAAGACAAACAAAAAGAATGCCTAAAACAAACAATAGACAGATGAGAGAAAAAAAAATAACTCAGCAAAAAAGAATAGAGAGACTAGAGCAAGCCTTAACTAAGTTATATGTAATAGTACAAAGTCAAAGCGACTTAATACAAAACTTATCTACTCTAGAAGACAGACTTAACGAAAATAAAAACTCACTTAAAATACAAAAATAATGACCTTACATACTAAGATAGCAAACCTAGTAATGTTTTATACAGGTGAAGACATATACAGTAAAAGACGTACACAGCCGGTAGTAGACGCTCGCTCTCTATTTGAATACATAATGCGTGAAGAGTACGAGGTAACATATCAAAGTATCTCAGACCATTACAGAAAAAAAGGTAAAAAAAGAAGTCACGACTGTATTATTTACGGTGTTAGATTATTTAAAGAAGACGTAGGTAAAAGACGTACGGACTTAAAAGCGTATAGTAAAACAATAAAGACTGTAATAAGTAGTAAGCAATTAAAAAACGCAATAGGTTTACTAACTAATATAAAAACGCAACAGCAGTTAAAAGAGTTTCACCATTTTATGAATTATACTTTACCTAAATTAGAAGAAAATAAAACGTTAGTAGAGTCAGACAAACTTTAAAAAAACCTCGTTATATAAATATGGTAAAAGACATAAACGACACTAAAAAAAAGATGTTAGAGTCTCTAGAGTTTAATCTAGGGATAGTATCTACTAGCTGTAATGCTGTAAATATACATAGGTCTACTCATTACCGTTGGCTAAAAGAAGACGAGGAATATAAGCAAAGAGTTTTTGAAATACAAGAGGCTACAATAGACCACGTAGAGCGAATACTGTTTGATAAAATAAATGAAAAAGATACTACGTCTATAATATTCTATTTAAAGTCAAAGGCAAAGCATAGAGGTTATGTAGAGCGTCAGCAAGTAGAGGTAGCAGACACAAAAGAGTTTACTGTAAAAGTAATAGAGTAGATGCAAATAGACACTAATGTAGTATGGCGACACCTAGAAGACACTGATAAAAAGATAGTAATTCTACAGGGAGGTACAAGATCTGGTAAAACTTACAACTCGATGTTATGGCTAATATTCTCGTATGCGCAGAGACATACAGGTAAAACCATAACTATATTTAGAGCGACGTTTCCGGCTTTACGCTCTACAGTAATGCGAGATTTTTTCGACATACTAAAGAAGTACGACATATATAAAGAGTCGCATCACAACAAAAGTAATAGCGAGTATATGCTAAACGGAAACCTTTTTGAGTTTGTATCTGTAGACCAATCTAGCAGACTTAAAGGACGTAAAAGAAATATAGCTTTTATAAACGAATGTAACGAACTAACATACGACGCATTTACTCAAATATTATTTAGGACTGTAGGCACATATAACGACCCTAGTATAGTTATGGACTATAACCCTAGCGACGAATACAGTTGGATATACACAAAGGTAAAAACTAGAGACGATGCGCAGTTTACAATTACTACATATAAAGATAATAAGTTTCTAGAGCAAAGTCTAGTAGAAGAGATTGAGAGGTTAAAAGATACCGACCCTGACTATTGGAGGGTTTACGGTTTGGGTCAAGTTGGTAGAAACAGAGCGACAGTATTTAAGTTTAACGAATGCGACGAAATACCTCCGAATGCTAAACTAGTAGCAAAAGGCTTAGATTGGGGTTTTGTAAACGACCCGTCTGTTTTAGTAGAGACATACGTACTAGACAATAACCTATACGTAAATGAATTATTCTACGACTATGGAATGACTAACAGAGACATACATAATAAACTACTAGACTTAGGACTTACTAGACAAGACGAAATATTTGCAGATAGTAGTGAGCCTAAAAGTATTGACGAACTCTATAGGTTTGGGTGGAACTGTAAACCGGCTACAAAAGGTAAAGACAGTATTCTAATGGGTATCGACTTAATGAAACGCTACAATATATTTATTACCTCCAGATCATCAAATACAATTCAGGAATTTAGAAACTACAAGTGGATAGAAGACAAAAACGGTAACCTACTAAATAAACCGGTCGATAAAAATAATCACAGCGTCGATAGTATTCGTTATAGTATCTTTAAAAAGCTATCCAAACCAAATGTAGGTAGATACGCTATACGTTAAGAAATTGTTAAGAATGTTAATAAGTGTGTTGATAAACTTATAATATTTCGTATATTACAGCTGTAAGCAATTAAGCCTACATTTAAACTAAACGATATGAAACGATACGACGAATTACAGGACAAATTAAAACAAGGTATTATAACTAATACAGAGATGTTAGAACTAAACTTTTTAGCTTTTGGAAAATCCTATATGGAATGTAACGATAAAGGTTCAATAAAAGAATATAACAGATTTTAAAAATTAATTAATAGATAAGAAATAAAATTATGAGCATAGAGGAAAAAATAAGATTTATATATAACAATGTTAAAGACTCGCACAACGTAAATGATTTGTACGATTTATATGCGTTTAGCAAAGACGAGATAGACGAAATATATAGCGAGTTAGTTCAATCAATTTAAAAATAAAATTATGCATAAGAAACAAGATTACGATTACTCAGAGTTAATTGAGCAAGCAGAGACAGACGTAAAGCACTACAAAGAAAAATTAATAAAATACGAGATTAAACTCTTTAACTCTAGACTAGCTTTAGAGCAGTTACTTATAAGACAGCTAGAGCAGTAAGAAATACTTAGAATTATATAGCCACCTTAGGGTGGTTTTTTTTATGCGCAAAACTTAAATAATAACGTTATATATAAAACTATACATAATGAAAGTAGAATTAAAAGTACCGACAAGTTTAAACGACATACCGTTGCACCAATACCAAAAGTTTATAAAAACGTTTGAGGGTGAAGACGAGATGACAAACGAATACGCAGGCTTAAAGATGTTAGAAATATTTTGTGGCTTAAAATTAAATGACGCTTTACAGGTTAAGGTATCACAGGTAAACGAGATAACTAGTAAATTAAATAAAGCACTATCTGAAAAACCGTCTTTAATAACTAGGTTTAAAATAGGTAGCACAGAGTTTGGTTTTGTACCTCAGCTAGATGACTTGTCGTTTGGCGAGTTTGTAGACATAGAAAACAATATAACAGATTGGGACAATATGCATAAAGCAATGGCTGTATTATACAGACCTGTAGTGCAAAGAATAAAAAACCAATACGAGATAGAAGAGTATAGAGGTGATAGTTGGCACGATGTTATGTTAAATATGCCGGCATCTGTAGTAGTGTCAGCTTTAAGTTTTTTTTTTCATTTAGAAAGCGACTTACTGAGAATTACGCTACCCTATTTGAGTCAAAAGGAGGAAACACTACAGGGCGAAGTGCAAGGTTCAATAGTCACTGGGGTTGGTATCACAGCTTTATGAGTCTAGCTAATAATGATT